TAAATGTCGTCTGTCAGCGAGGAACGGCGGCACTTAACGGTACGGTTTACCTGCGTGTTGCGGCTAATGCGTCATATCCGTCTGCGGTTGTCGGCGGCTTTGAAGCATCGGCTGACAGCACCAACACCGTGGCTCTCACTGGCGTAAAATGGCGTGGTGCGGCAGACGCAAACGGCGTTGCTGAGATCGCCATCATTTCCGAGATCAACGCATAATAGGGGGATAAAAACATGGCTTTTACGAATGTCGGAACTGCTACCCTTGACACTGCTGTGTCATCCGTACGGGGTGGAAATGCAAGTAATTTTACTATGGATTCTGCGGGTATTGCATCGGGTCAGGCTTTCCTGATTTCCGAGCTTGAAAAGCGGGATATGCTTGTCCGCACCCCGCTCACCTCTTTTACCTATACCCGTGACCTGCCGATCAGAGTGGGCGGCGGTTGGGCTGATTATGTATCGGCTATGTCTGTCGGCTACGGAGTTACCGGGGGATCGGGCGCTGGTCTGATCCATGCGGGTGGTGCTGACGGTATCCCGATGGTACAGGCTAACTTCGACAAGGGTCTGTATAAGGCGCACATGATCTCCGCAGGTACGAGGGTCATGTGGGTCGATATGCAGAAGGGAAATATGACCGGGCGCAACATGGATCAGCTTCTGCGTGACGGGCTGAGAACGGCGTATGATAAGCACATGGATGAAAACGCCTATGTCGGTTTCACTGAGTACGGCACGACCGGGCTTATTAATAACGCCGATGTTACCGTAACCTCTGCGGCAAGCACCTTTGCGGCGGCGGCTGACGCTGATGCGGTGCTTTCGATCATCAATAACGCCATCATTGCGGCGTGGGCGGCGGCAGAGTATGACCTTGACGCTGTCCCCAATCACATCCTGATGCCCTACGAGCAGTTTAACCTGATTGCCACCACCAAGGTGTCCGAGTACGCCGATAAGACGATTCTGACCTACCTGCTTGAGAACAACATCGCCAAGCAGAACGGCGTTGATCTTGTCATTGCGGCAACGAAGTGGTGCAAGGGTGCGGGCACTTCTGCGGCTGACAGGATGGTGGTCTACTGCAACAAAGAGCGGTACGTTGCGATGGACGAGCTTGTGCCGCTGACCCGGGCGATTACCAGTGTTAACGCCGAGCACTTCTGCTATGACACTGCCTACGCAGGCAATGTTTCTGAGGCAGAAATCTTCTACGCAAACACGATCTGCTATGTCGATGGAATCTGATCGGCTGTAATAAAGGGGGCAAGAGCATATGTTTATCATTAGCAAAAGAAACTTCTTGATCGTGCGGGCTGACGGGTCTGCGTACAGGATTCCCCGGGATTATGTCGGGGAAATCCCCGCAGATGTAGCCGCCCATTGGCTTGTACAGGGGGCTATTAAAGACGGGTCTATTGCGACCCCGGAAGCGCACTCTGACAGGGCTATAGAGGCGGCAGAAGAAGCCGCAGAAGTCAAGGCAGAGGCGGCAGATATTCGCCCTGATGCCAAGAAGAAGACCCGCAGAAAAAAGTAAGGGGGTGCGGCTATGTTTGTCACCAGTAACCCGATGGCGGCGGCATTTGCGGCGGCAAAAAACACGGCGGCAAACGTGCCGCAGACCAACGAGGCAGGTGAATACACATCTGCCTTTTTTCTTGCGGATTTCCCGCAGTTTACGGATGCGTCCGGGGGAACGCTTGTACCGTCTGCCATGCTAGAGCTTTTTGTGACACAGGCAAACGATAGCGTTTTGCCGTCACGGTGGGGCACGATGTGGAGATACGCCGCAGGGCTTTACGTGGCGCACTTTTCTGCGATGTACCTCAAGACGTACGCCGATAGCTCTGCGAGTGCCGCAGAAGCCGCCACAGGCGCAGAGCAGACAGGTGTTGTCAAGCGGGCGCAGATGGGTGACACATCCATAGAGTACGATGCGTCAGCCGTGACGCAGGGTACTGCTGAGTGGGGGGCGTGGAATCTTACGCAGTACGGTCAGATGCTTGTTACTTTAGCCCGATCCGTAGGCATGGGGGGGATGTACTGCATATGAGCTTTTTTGGCGCATCTGCGTGGTATACCGATATGATGGACATTTACCGGGTGACAGCATCCGTAAACGGGAACATCACGGAGCATACACGCACATTGATGTACAGCAGTGTCCCCTGTAGGATATACGCACCATCAAAAGACAGCCCGATCATGACCGACAAGGCGGCAGTAAACCGGGGGGCTGAAAAGGTCGCCTGTGCCGTTGATGTAGACATCTGCGAGGGCGATGAAATCCTGATAACCCGGGGCGGGGCACTGGGTAAAACCGGGGCACAAGAGCGGTTTTTTGCAGGTCATCCCGTCAAGTTTTACGACCCTGTAGGGGGCGCACTTACCCGCTTGGAGCATCAGGAAATCGGGCTTATGGCAGATAATATCATAGGGGGAACGACGTGATGGCGGGTGACGCATTAAAAAAGCGGCTAGAAGCCCTGCGTAAAGCGGGTGCAGATGTCCCCGCCATCTGTGCGGCTGTAGCCCGTGGTGCGACCATTGCGGCGGTAAATGTCACGGTAAACGCCACCCCGCCGAATGGGGCAGAGATCAAGGGAGTAAACACCCGGTCGGGAAACATGGCGAGGCACTGGGTCGCGGACAGCATAACGACACCTAAAAAGGTCGGGCATCACTATCAGACAGCCCTGAAAAACAATATGCAGTATGCCTCATATGTCAATGACGGGCACAGAATGGACAAGCATTTCACCGTGCACGTTGCTATCGAGGGGGGCGACCTTGTCGGAAAGCCTGACGGTACAGGCGGGCTTGTGGTAGGCACGAAAACCTCATACATACCGGGGCTTTATATGAAGGAGAAGGGAATGACAGAGTACAGCCGTGTCGTGCGGTTTGAGCTTGATAAAGCGGTTAGGGGGCGGTTTAAATGACCCTTACGCTTTCGGCTCTGTTTGACAGCATTGCGGCTGTGCTTACATCGCACTTCAGCGTGCCTGTGTACGCAAGCCCCACGCAACAGGCTACGGTATACCCGTGCTTTTTCCTGACCCTGATGCCATCCAGTACAACCCCGCAGGTGTATGATGCAATGATGCGGGAGATAAATATAGATGTCACGTACATACAGCAGAGGAATGTGCCAAACGGCAACGCTGAACTGCGTGATGTCGTTGATTTCCTAGACGAAAATCTTGCACTGATCCCGTACACGGATGAGGATGGCGAAACGGGCTATATACACTGCTTAACCCGTGATTACAGCATTGAAGATCAGGAAATGCACTATAAGATCAGGGTCAAACAGCGGCTTATATCTGAGAGAGATGAGACCCTTATGCAGACATTGGAGAGTGAAAACATAGATGTCGAATCCTGAGATCAAAACGGAAATACTGCTTAAAAGCAGGGCGTTGTCAGGGTATCAGCCCGACTTTGCGAGGGCGATTCTGACGGAAAAAAGCTATACTATCACGGCGGCAAAAAAGGCTCTTGATGCCGCTATGAGAAAGAGAGGAAAATAATGGCAGGTGGTTTTTGGACGGGGCAGAATAAGGTTTTGCCCGGTGTCTACATCAACACGAAGAGCGCAGATAATATCGGCTCTAATGTCGGCACAAGGGGCGTTGTGGCGATCTGTGAGCCGATGTCTTGGGGCGAGACAGGGGTCATTGAGGAATATACCCCGGGCGAGAGCTTAATCCCGTATATCGGGTACGACCTGACGCACGATAATGCCCTTTTCATGCGGGAGATGCTCAAGGGATCGGCAACGACCACCGCACCGATCAAGGTGCTTTTATACCGTCCCGAGGGTACGGGCGGCGTTGCGGCTTCTGCGGCTATCGCCGAAACTTTTTCAGTAACGGCGAAATACGCGGGCGTTCGTGGCAATGATATTACCATTGTGGTACAGGCATCGGCTGATACCGAGGGCGAGTATATCGTTGAGACGGTCGTTGACGGCACTGTGATGGATTCGCAGACATCTTCAGACGCAACCGCACTTGTGGCGAACGAGTGGGTCACTTTTGACGCTACGGCGTTCACCGCAACGGCGGGCACTGCTCTCACCGGGGGCGTTGATCCGACCGTTTCCACCTCTGACTACAGCGCATTTTTAACTGCGCTTGAGGGCTATCAGTTTGACATTCTGATCTATGACGGGGACAACGAGACTACGAAGGCGGCATATGCCGCTTTCGTGAAGCGCATTAGCGAGAATAGCGGGTTTAAGTGTCAGACGGTTGTTGCGTCTGCAACCGGGCTTGACTCCGAATATGCGATTTCCGTCTATAACGGCGTGATCCTGTCCGATGGCACGACCCTCACTGCGGGTCAGGCTACGTGGTGGGTCGGCGGCACTGAGGCGGGTGCGCTCTACAATGAAAGCCTCACCTATTCCCGTTACCCGGGAGCAACTGCGGCAAACCCGAAGCTTTCTGAAACGCAGATCGAGACCGCAGTGAGTGAGGGAAACATCGTTTTTTCCGATACTTTCGGCGTTGTCAAGGTCGTTACCGACATCAACACTCTTACATCTTTCACCGTTGACAAGGGCGAGGAGTACCGCAAAAACCGGGTTATGAGGGTCATTAATACCTTCTGCAATGATGTGTATGAGCGTTTTTCGCTCTACTACATCGGCAAGGTAGACAACGATGAGTATGGGCGATCCCTGCTTAAGGGGTGGATTGTTGGATACCTCAACACGATGCAGGCAAACGGCGGGGTGCAGAATTTTACGGCTGACGATGTAAGCGTTGGGGCGGGCACGGATGTCGATGCTGTCGTTATCAATGTAGCCCTTCAGCCCGTTGATTCGGTCGAGAAGATTTACATGACCGTGACCGTTTCGGTAAGCGTATAAGGGGGTATATGGATGAGCTTTTTACTTGAAAGAGATGCCCTGAACGGGAAAAGCGGGCGGGCGTTCATCACTAAAGACGGGCTGAACTATGAGCTTTTCAGCCTCAAGAAATTCAGCGCAGACGCAGAGCTTCAGGAAACCGACTTCAAGGTTGTCGGCACGACCTTGGTGCAGAAGAAGACTACTGGCGTGAGCCTTACGGGATCGGCAACGGTGTATTATGGGACTCCGATTTTCCTTCAGATGCTTACGGAATACCTGGAGACCGGGCGAC